AAGGAAACATAGATATGAATGTCGAAGAAAAGCAGCTGGAAAATGTGAGAGCGCACGGGGCAATCTGCAAACAGCTCAACGCCTTGTATGAGCGGAAGAACCACGATTATGGAGATAGCTTCCATGAATCGTGGAATGATTTTGGCCTTCCGATGGCCGCAATCCGGCTCGGGGATAAGTACCGGAGGCTCAAGAGCTTCGCCATGGGAAAAGAGATGAAGGTAACCGACGAATCAGTCCGCGATACACTGATGGATCTCGCCAATTATGCCATCATGACGGTGATCGAGATCGACCGCGAGTTTGCAAGCACGGAAGGGAAACCAATATGAGCAAGCCGACTGTGGTATTTGATTTTGATGGAGTAATCCATCAATACAGATGCGGATGGCTTGGCGACGCGATCATTCCGGACCCTCCTGTTCCGGGGATAAAGGGACTGATTAAAGACCTTCGCAGAGATCACGAAGTCGTGGTCGTCTCCACAAGATGCTGTTCCGATGAAGGAAAACTGGCCGTTGTTCGATACCTCCGCGTCAATGGAATCGAGGTTGACCGGGTGACAGCAGAAAAACCGCCGGCAGTTTGCTACATCGATGACCGCGCCATCTGCTTCCGAGGAAATACAGAAGGGATTGCCGACAAGGTGAGAAGCTTCAAAAGCTGGGTGGAGAAAAAGTGATTGCCGATATAGCTTTGATAATCCTTGCAGTGATAGGTCAGATCTGGATCATCCAGCTCATCGTATATCAGATCTTCGGTCTGGTCCCGTCCAGTCTATCAACCGTCCTCATCGCTGTCGCGTCGATCATGATCGTATACAAAATTTGTCAGGTAGGAGATGAAGAAGATGAGTAGGCTTACCTTCAAAAACGGAGGGTGTGTTGAGCTGCTGGCTTGCCAAAGAGATTTCACTTGCGCAGATACGTGCAACTCGCGGGATGATGAAGGTTGCCAGAATTGCCCTATAGCAGCGGCTTTCGACAAGCTGTATGCATATGAGGAAACCGGGCTCAGCCCTGAAATCGTAATGCAGTACAAGATCTTTGAAGACGAGGCGATCTCGCTCGGAACAAGCTTCATAAGAATCCTTGAACTGATGAAGGCTGATGCAAATGGTCAGGTGGTAATCAAGGCTCCGCCTCTGGAAGGAACGTGTGGTACATGCAAGCATTTTGTCAGAACACCGGGAAAAGCATCCGGATACTGTGACTGCCGAAACCTTCTGACCAGATACGGGAAAGATACTGGCAAGACTTTATGCGTTACCCAAAGTAGAAAAAGGTGCCGGGACAATTACGAAGAGAAAGAATCTTGAAAATGCCATACTGCGGAAAGTGCGGAGCATACATCTCCAATACAGTCGGGTATTGTACCGCTTGCGGCTATTTGAAACCTCCAGAATCCAGAAAGAATCCGGCGAAGCAAAAACCACAGGCTCCGCCACTGACTTATGAAGCGATGAAGGAGCAGGGGCTTCGGCCACTCTTTAATCTTGAGTGCTGCCTCATCGAGGGCGAGGTGCATATGCTGTATCGCGGCATAGTTCAGGATTATGAGTTGGTGGATGTCAAGGAATCCGGCGATGTCGTAACGGTTAGACTCAAAAGGAAAGGGTAGTTTCATAGAATTACCGATCAGAGGTGTAAGAAATTGAAGTTAAAAAATGATCTCAGTGGAAAACGTTTCTGGAATATCAGAGTAATAAAACGTGCTGAAGATTACGTGTCACCTAATGGTAAGCATATAACGAAATGGCTGTGTATCTGTGACTGCGGAAAAACTTTTGAAGCAATTGGCTCTAATATTGTTAAAGGATCTCACAAGTCGTGCGGATGTACACGATTTCAAAAAACGCATGGGATGACCAATTCTCGATTGTATAGAATCTGGAATGATATGGTAACAAGATGTGAATACACGAGTCATAAAAGTTATCATAGATATGGAGGAAGAGGAATTAAAGTTTGTGATGAATGGAGGCATGATCCGAGCACATTCATCTCCTGGGCTTTAGAAAACGGCTATTCTGATCATCTTAGTATTGATAGAATCGATAACGACGGCAACTATGAACCGTCTAACTGTAGATGGGTCACGCAGAGAGAGCAAACAAACAACAATTCCCGAAACAGACTGATAGAATACAATGGAGAAATAAAGACTGTTTCTGAGTGGGCAGAGGAAAAACATCTTAACTATAGTACGTTGTTGCACAGAATTGAAAGGGGTTGGGAACTTGAAAGAGCTTTTAATGAAAATGTTCACTCGAAAAGCCGAAACGAACTCCGAGCCTCACCTTGAGATGGATCGCAATTTCAGGAGGGCATGATGAGCAAGCATGTCAAAAGAGATGCTGAGCCACTCAGCCGGGAGACGGATTATAAGATGGAGAACGTTCTCCTACGGAACAGGGTTTCCAATCTCGAAAAGAGGATCTTCGATCTGCAATCCGATAATGTTCGGCTCAGGCGTGAAATTGAAAGAATCATGGAGGAGAGATCATGAACATCAGGGTCAAGTATTTTGCTGACGGCATCGTTCCACTGGAGAGAATCGAAAAAGGGGACTGGATCGATCTCCGCGCTGCCGAAGAGGTTTCAATGGAGGCCGGAGACTTCGGATACATTCCTCTTGGCGTTGGAATGATTCTTCCAGACGGATATGAGGCTTTGATTGCACCGAGAAGCAGCACATTCAAGAAATTCGGAATCATTGTTACCAATTCTCCCGGAGTCATCGACAACAGCTTCTCTGGAGAAAATGACCAGTGGATGCTGGCGGCTTATGCTCTGCGAAGCACCGTCATCCGGAAGAATGATCGCATCTGCCAGTTCCGTATCCAGAAGAAACAGCCGGATATTGAGTTTGAGACTGTGGAGCATCTGAATTCAGAGAGCCGTGGCGGCTTTGGAAGCACTGGTACACGATGAAGAAGAATTTTATTCAACAGATGTTCGAGAGCATGAGTGCCGGAGAATTCGACCATACGGATCACGGGAAATGCACTGGCTGCGGAGAATGTTGTGCTGACATCCTTCCAATCTCTGAGCAGGACATCTCGACGATCCGGAAATACATCGAAGAACACGGCATCAGAATGCAGGGCGTTTCTCCTGCCATCAAGCCGGAAACCAAATTCAAATGCCCGTTCAGAAACGATTCTGAGAAGAAGTGCGTCATCTATGAAGTCCGGCCGGCAATCTGTCGAGACTTCAAGTGCGACAACATGGCTCACGGGATAGCAGCAAATCCGGATATGTACAAGGGCAGAATGCATGTGATCTCGATGCGGTCCGTATTCTTCGAAAAACGGTGATGAGGAATGGCAAATAAGAAAAAGGTGAATCCGAGAAAGCAGCCTGTGAGCATGGCGGATGTCGAAAAGGCGAAGAAAGAAGCTGTCGGAGAGGCAATGGTCCTCATCGAATCTATCGTCTTCACTGTCCTCGTGGACAAGTATAATGCCGCCGATCACATCGTTGACATCTGGAGAGACACGGAAAAGCTGGCTGATGAGATCATCGAAGGCTATGTATCCGTAAAGGATCTCGTTCGTGTCCTGCAAGATGAATATGGAATCTTTCTCAGAACTGAATGGAGTGGAAAATGAAAGAATCGTGTTTTGACAAAAGCGTCGATCTTGATGCCGAAAGAAGAATCTACGTCATTACTCAGGGAGCGTATTCTGATTATCACATCTGTGCGGCGACAACAGATTTTGAGAGAGCCGAGAAACTGAGACAGTATTTCGAGGCGACTGGCTGGGAATCTGCCAACATCGAAGAATTCCCAGATGGAGATATTGAAAAGGAGAATACCGTACTCGAAGAATGGAGACGGATTACCTGTTCTCCGGAAGGAATTTGGACGGTCCACGATCCATATTTCACAAAGGCCGATGATGAGGTGTATGTCAGTTCTCAGTTTAAGCTTGACAGCAACTTGGCCTTCACTGCGTGCGTCCGGTCAAAGGACTTCGACGGAGAGAAGACCATGAAAATCATGCAGGACACGAGGGCTGCAATGATTGCCAAAAAGCTTGGACTCTGAAATGGCTTACGAACTCAATCAGCTCAAGAGATTCGCCGCAAAAGACCGGAAGCCTGACGATCTGGACGTACATGAAAGCGTTATCTTCCATACTCTCCGATACTGCTACAAGACGTACGCCGCAGATCCGACGGAAAGTACAAAACAGAGACTCAAGGAATTCTCCGATCCGGTTATTAAGTTCCATTACGGAAGAAAGGATGTATATGAAACAGATCATATTCCGCGCAAAAAGGAAAGACAATGGTGAGTGGGCTCAGGGGAGCGTTATCTACGACCCTGATCTCGACACCTATGAAATCCTGCATTATGAACATCATGTAGAAGGCGTCACTCTGTACAGGGACGATCTGACACATGAAGTCGATCCGGATACCATCGGGCAGTTCATCTGGCTCCGGGACAAGAATCAGAATATGTCCTTTGTAGGAGATATTGTCAGAGACACCGAAGGAAATCTCTACTCAATCTACGCCGGACCCGGTGGCTTTGGCCTGTGCCGTACCAATAAGATCGCCGGAAACTCGTTCCAGACCTTCACGCCTCTGTGCGACATGAAGACGATCTCGTGGTATGCCAAGAACATCGAGACAATCGGAAATGTCCACGACAATCCAGATATCCTCCAGATGCAGTAATGGCGGTTCCAAAGAATCAGAAGCGGCGAAGAATCGAAAGAATCGACAGTGCCGGAAATGTAACTGCGGTCTATAGAAATGAGACCGAGGCGGCGAAGAAGAACTATCTCAGCAAAGCCTCCGTATCAAACCGCTGCCATAACAAGACCAAGAAACCGTTCAAATCAATGGACTTTTCGTTCCGTTTTGAAGATTCCCCGTAGGAGCCACAGAAACGGCCTCTGGTGAAAAGCTTACCGTCCGGTATGAAAATGTACCCGGACGGTATTTTCCGCGATTCCTGAAAATTCCAGAAGATTTCTGAAGGATAATAAGAAGGTAATCGTTTCTACCGGGCCTGAACAACCAACTAATCATCAGCAACACAGGTATTTGCTGGTAACATCAACTTCAACGCCGCCCGTCAGATCTTTTTCAGACAGGCGGCGTCTTTTCATTGACAGGTCGGTAGGTTGTGCTATCGTAACGATACAGACAAATATTGTTTAAGGAGGCACATGCCATGACCGTCAGAGAACTTCGTAAGGCTCTGTTTGAGATCGAGAATCAGAATATGTCCATCAAGGAGCTCCGCGCCATCCTGTTCGATGTTGAAGATCAGGACCGGGAGCTGGAGAACGGCGAACTGTTCAAGCTGACTTACGGTAAGTGAATATGAACCTCGGCTTCTGTTGACATGGGCGTAACCAATTTGTAATAATTCCTGTGCGGAAATCAAAAAGCGGAATGCAGGGATGCCAGCACAGGTCCCGTAACAGCTCCTCACCCAAAGTCGTTCAGACAGAATGAAGCTATCCGGTGTTCTGGTATCAGATTACCAAACAAAGGAGAATGCTCATGAACGCGAAACTGGACAAGGCTGTAATTGACATCGGAAAGGCGGCCGGAGTAGCACACGCAATCGAAGCGGCGTTTGACACCGTGGAGTTCACGCCGGAGACAATGGAAAACGCGAACCACCTGATCAATGCTTTCTATGCCTTGGAGGATCAGATACGGACAGTGGAGAGTGACATCAATCTTCTGGCGGAGGACGGAAGAATCGTCGATGTGATTCAAGCGGCGAGAAAAAGGTGAACCTTGACAAGATAATATTGACACAGAAACCAGATCTGATATAATGGAAGCCGGCGGTTCCAAAGACCGTCGGCTTTTCTTCAACTATGGAGTTTCCCCAGAACAAAAAAGTTTCCCCAGATCTTTCCCCAGAAGCGGGTTTAGGCCGGTTTATTTTGGACCGGTAAAAAATTTGTTTTTTCGCCAAGAAGGAGCCTAAAATAAGGGCTTTTGCATGGCAGAATTAGGCCGGTTAATTCAAGCTTTTTGGTGAGTCACGAATTCGAAGCCTTCTTCCCCTGCCAAGTGAATCGCTTGAAATTGTTATGATTTCAGGCGATTTTCTTTTGCTTTCTGATGGTTTTGCCACGATAAATGTTGAAACGCAATTCTGGCGTTTCCGGTTTCCCCAGAAGTTTCCCCAGAACAGATTTGAAACAAGGAAAAATCGGCCGTTTCCCCAGAATATTTCCCCAGATTCCAGACCGTAAAAATTGCCCTCGGAGATCATTCCTCCGGGGGCGTTTTTGTTTCTGTGACACTCTCGATGTACTTCTGCATCCGGACAGCACTTTCGTCTTTCATCCGTTCTGACACATGGCCGTACACGTCGAGCGTGAATGCGGCTGACGCATGACCAAGATTGCTCTGGACAGTTTTTACGTCGTCTCCGTTCTGAAGAGACAGGACGGCGTATGTATGACGGAGATCGTGAACCCTGCTTTCCGGCGCATCGATCACGGCGGCGATTTTCTTGAAGTGCTTCCACGCGACCTTGGGATTGATCGGACCGCCGAGGACGGTGGTGAATATCAGATACTTCTTCCGTTCCTTCTCGTTTTGGTAGCCGACCCACATATCCGCCGCCTGCTTCCTATGCGCTTCCTGTTCGGCCTTGCGCTCCTCGAAGGTTTTGATGAGAAACGGAGGAAGGGTGATATACCTCACTTTATCACCCTTGGTGGGGGCGAAGGTATAGCCTCCATCTTTAAGCGGCCTCTTCTGAAGCTGCTGGTAAACCTTCATGGTGCCTGATTTGAAGTCTATGCAGTCCCATGTTAAGCCAAGGGCTTCTGACTCGCGAAGACCGGTGAAGAGATAGACCCTGTACAGGTATTTGTATTCCTCCCGTTCCAGCTCGGCGAAGAAGTCTTTGATCTGCTCCTCGGTCAGAGGAACAATCTCTTTCGACTTGACTTTCGGCCGCTTCGTTCGGGAAGTTGCGTTGCTTCTCAGGTATCCGACATCAATCGCGGTGTTCAGGCATTTGGATAAGGTGCTGTGGATATTCTTTATGGTCTTCGGAGAAAGAGGCACGAAAGTCTCAACCGGCTCTCCAGTCTTTTCGTCCTTCTTGATGACCTTCTTTCCGGTCTTCGCCAGATCGTTGTAGAAAGTCTGGACTTTTGGAGTCGTCAGCTCACATAGCTTCACAGCACCGATACCGGGCTTGATGTGGTTTTCCACGTTAGCCCGGTATGTCTTCATTGTCCTGTATTTAATTTCACTGCAATAATCGGTCAGCCAGGCGTCCGCCCACTCGCCGACGGTGACCTTTGCTGGATCGATGTACTCATTGTTCTTAATGTCAACTGCGGCTTGCTGGAGTTTCTCACGGACTTCCTTCTGGGTTTTGCCTGAAAAGGTTCTGACTTTCGGCTTGCCGTTTCCGAGGTTTACTCCAGTTGTGATTCTGGCCTCCCAGTAAGTGTACTTCTTGCCTTTTACGATCTTTTCGACTTTCCGGATATTGCCGGAGCCCGATGCGGTCCTCGTCCCCTTGTTATTGCCCATGTCAGATGCAATCTCCTGATGATATGTACTCTTCGCCCGTAATGAATGCTCTGGCTGCGTTCATAAGGAGGAAGGTCTGATCACGGAAGCAACTGTTCACCGAATCCTCCAGCTTGTTCGCATCACGGTATGTCAGGAGCCCTTCGTTACACATTGCATCAAGGACCAGCATCGCCTGCCCGTACTTGGCATAGAAATATTCCTCAGCGATGATATCCAGATCTCGAATTGTCCACAGCCTCAGTTCTTCCACGAATCGGAGAAGGGCTTGTTCACTCTGATGAGAAAACGGAGAAGAAACGCAGAACACAAGGCGTCCTGCTGGCGATACATAGATTCCGGACAATTGAAATTCGCAATCTTCCTTCAATATGAGAAGATCTTCGCAAATCTTGACGAGATGGATCAGGTCATCGTCAATGCCAGCCAGTTCTGGAAACAGAGTTTTCATGTCATATCACCTTGTACCGGGAAAGAAGCGTGTTTATTACCGCTCGGTCAGCGTCGCTTGCAAGAGAATAGAGCTTCGTGAATTCAGCAACCTCCGGAGCAAGCGTCTCGAAACGCTCATCCGATCTGCCAAGCAGCCAGTCGAGGGAAACTCCGAAAAAGTCAGCGACTTTGACTACATATGCCAGATCAGGATTCCGGTCTCCGGAAAGATGCCGGGAAATCGTCGCCAGCGGCAGATTCAGCTCACGCGCCAGATCGGTTTTCGTATAGCCTCTTGCATCCATCAGAATTTGCAGATTCTCGCGATAAGGTCCAAAGTCCATTGATAGTCCTCCTGTCATGTTTCCAGCATAGTCAGTTGACCATACCATAATAATATAAATCAGAATCTTTTTCAACAAAATTTATACTTATGGTATTTTTACTCTTGACAATTACCGATTGGTATATTATAGTTACGATACAGGTAAGCGAATTTGTGGCGGAACGCCCGGTGAAAGGTGGTGATGGAATGAAGCCTCTTGAACTGAAAGCAGAACGTGTGCGCAGAGGGTATACGCAGAAAGATGTGGCTGAAGGAATCGGAATGAAGCTTGCGTCTTATAACAAGAAGGAGAACGGCGTCAACGAATTCTCCGATCTTGAGAAGAAGCAGTTGTCGGACTTCCTTGGATTCACGCCGTATCAGTTGAACTATATTCTGTACGACGGTTTGCTCCCGATAGGGGCGGAACTGTAATTTTTTTCACCTGACCTTACCGAATGGTAAGAAACTCCTTTGACAATGGCGAGTATACAGCAAGACGGAGATGATTAAAATGGGCCGAGAACCTACAAGAGCCAGCGGTAATGCGTATTTTGAAGCACGGAAAACCGCATCAAAATGGAACGAAAAGCTGTCCAGCCGCGAGGGAGCGGCGGAGATCCTTCAGGTCAGCGCTGATGTTGTTACCTCAGCAGAGACCGACAAGTACAAGGAGATGCCGCGATACATCGTGGAGAGGATGGCAGACGTTTACAACGCACCGCACCTCTTGAAGCACTACTGCAAATGCAACTGCGCAATCGGAAGAAACTTACCTGTCTCCGATGAAATCGCGGGGATTGACAGGATCACAGTTGAGCTCTTCAGCAAAATCCGCCATGAAGAACTCAAAGTTCTGAAGGACAAGATCCTCGATGTTGCAGCAGACGGAATAATCACCCCGGATGAAATCAAGACGGTTTTGGAGATCGACAAGTATCTCAGGGAACTGTCTGAGATCTTCAGCAAATTCGGGACTATGGCGGAATCAGAGAGCAATCGATCAGAAATGTAATTAATGGGCAAATGACTATGAAAGGAAGATATCCATGGACGATTTATACAGGTCAATTACAAAAGTACAGCCAGCAGGGACAGACGATTTATTCGGAAGGGAGTTTTCTCACATGAACTTCGGCGGGTACACGGGAAGCCAGAGATTCTCAAGAAGCTCGTTTGAGCGATTCGCGAAGCAGAACCGTGAAATTCTTTCCAAGATCCGGATAATTGCGCTGATGCTTCTGCTGGCTTTGTTTTCCAATATGATCACGGCGAACGTGGTTGAGAAGAGAACCATTGAAGAGATGGAGCCAAAAATCAAAGAGCGAATCTCGGCCGAGACCTTCCGGACGGAGCAGGAGACCATCTCCAGAATGAAGGAAGAATATGGCATCAACGATGAGAAGATCAAGCAGGATAACATGGACGCAGACGCGGAGACTCTTGCAATTATGCTGGAAGCCTATGCGGAATACGGGAATTCCGACTACGGTCTGTATCTCATCGGGTGCTCGGCAAAGAACCGCCAGCTTTCCAACAAATATCCGGGCGACATGTTATCTGTTGTGTCTGCCCCGGAACAGTATATGGGATGGAATAAGGACAGGGTTCCTACCGCCCATACGAAGCAGATTGCAAAGGATATCGAGGAAATCTACGATACCCTCGGAGCTCCGATGAGCACCAGTTTTGTGCATGTGGTGTGGACATCCAAAGAAGTGAAGCTCATCGACAATATGGAGAAGGGTGTTCCGACTCACACATTCTATGAATCGGATATGAAAGATTTTCTGGAGGCGCGGAATGGATAATGTGACAAAATTCCTCCTCGCCCTGAAGGAAGTGGCCGAACAGACCGGCATTGTTCTGGATATCGCCGAGATCGATAACATCAAGGCGAGAACGGAGCGAAAAGCAAGAGGACATTATGAATACATGTCCGAGCCGTTCCTCATTCTGTTTCAGGATGAATACAAATCTGCGGTCAGGTCCATGATTTATAACGGAGATCTGAGAAGGAAGGAGCCTGCAACAGCCTGATATGGAAGAGAAAGAGATTATCATCCCTGAATTTCCGGAGCTTGAGTTTGAAGAAAGAAATCACACCTATTGGCTGAACGGATTGGAGATTCCGAGCGTCACCACTCTCATGAAGATCCTCAGCGACAAGGTGTACGGACCTGTAGATCCTCAGGTTCTCGCGAATGCGGCCAGAAAAGGAACAATCGTCCACAATGCCATCGACAACTACCTCGAATTTGATGTTGTTGATATCCCGGAGGAGCAAAAGCCTTATTTCGATGCATTCCTTAGCTGGAAAGAGGAAGTAAATCCTGAGATTCTGGCAACGGAGCGGAAGGTTTATCACAAAGCTCTGAGATATGCCGGAATGTGTGACCTTCTGTGCCGCATTGATGGAAAGGTCACGCTCGTCGATTACAAGACTTCGCACAGCATTCAGCCTATGCTTTATCCATTACAGCTTGAAGGGTATGCGAAGGCTTGGGGGACGCACGGACTCAAGATCGACGATCAGTTCAATCTTCAGCTCAAGAAAGACGGGAGCTATTCGATTCACAGATATGCGCCGAACCCAGAGTATTACTCGGTAGTATGCGCTTTATCGACGCTTCACAATTACGAATCCAAATTTGACAGGAGGTAAACGAAATGGACATGCCTTTAACAGAGACAAAGGTGGCAACAGTTCCGGTAGCGGCAATCGTGATCGATGAACCGGTCGAGGAGGAAAAGGCTCTCACGACACAGGTTACGGAGATCGAGCAGAGGGCTTCAGACTTTATCATCGAGACTGATGCCGATTATCAGGATGCGGCGGACTTCGGCAGGATGCTGAAGCAGAAATCCGCAGAGGTCAAGGAATTCTTCAAGCCGATGAAGGATAACGCGCACAAGGCGCACAAGGCAATCTGCGACAGGGAATCCGCGATGCTGAAGCCTCTGACCAATGCGGAGAAGATTCTCAAGCAGTCGATGACCGCATATCACATGGAGCAGGAGCGGAAACGGCGTGAAGCCGAGGAGGCTGCCAGAAGGGCTGCCGCAGCGGAGGCCGAGCGGAAACTGAAGGAAGCCGCCGAAGCAGAAGCCGCCGGAAAGCAGGAAGAAGCCGAAGCGGCCATGAATGAGGCGATCCTGATGGATGAGGCCAAGAACACGGTTACCATTGCGGCTCCTACCCCGAAAGCAAACGGCGCGTCCACAAAGAAAGACTGGGTGCTGAAGAGCGTTGACATCAGCAAGATTCCTCATGAGGATCTGATCGCCATCGTGAGCGGCATCAAGGCTGACTATGTGAACGCCGTGATTCTCGGCATGATCCGTGCCTCGAAGGGCACATTATCAATTCCCGGCATCGTATATGAAGAAACGGTTCAGATGATTTTAAGGAGGTAACCAATGGATAACGCAGCACTGACCAAGGCCGAGCAGAATGCGCTCAACGTAAGCTATGACGTTTTCGGGATTCGTGTTGAGCTCGATCTCGAATTCGTCAAGAAGTATCTCGTCAGGGGAAAGGCCGATCTTGTCTCGGATCAGGAAATTGTGCTCTTCATGAACACCTGCAAAATGCAGAAACTCAATCCTCTCGTCAACGGGGAAGTATATCTCATCAAGTACAGCGTTGATGATCCGGCACAGATGGTTGTCGGCAAGGGCGCGTATCTCCGCAGGGCTTTTGACCATCCTGATTATCTGTATAAGCAGGATGGAATCACTGTACTCCGGGGAGATCAGATCTTCCAAAAAGAAGGGTGCTGCCTGTATCCGGGGGAACAGCTCCTCGGTGGCTGGTGCAGAGTGTTCTTCACCAGAAACGGGAAAGAAAGGTCGGCATTCAAAGAAGTCCAGTTCTCTGAGTACGATAAGGGCAAGGCGAACTGGAAATCCAAACCGGCCACGATGATCAACAAAGTAGCGATTTCGCAGTGCGTGCGCGAGGCGTTCCCGAAGGATTACGAGGGCCTGTACTCCGAAGAGGAAATGATCGCATCCGGAGCCATTCCTGTTGATGATAACGGAAATGTTGTAGGAGCTACAGAGCCGCCACCTGCAAATGTCGGTTCTATGACCGGCGAACCTGAAGATCAGGACCCGATTATCACTCAAGAACAGCGGAAGACCCTGTACCGGACAGCGTGGAATGCATTTGGGAAAGAAGAAGGAAACAAGGTCATCAAGAACATGCTGGAAGAGGCTGAAATCGAGAATACCAGTACGATGAGGCTCTCTGAATACGCAGAATTCTCCGCACTTCTCTTTGAACGCTGCGCCTCGAAGAAGAAATCTGATGAGGCGAAGAAAGCGAGGCATGAAGAAGCTGTCGAAGGGCAGTTCACTGAAGCCGAAGACAAATAAGGAGTCAGCAGATCTCTGAAGAAAGTGTGGTGATGACCTATTGTAGACCGATGGTTTGCGGTCAGCGCGAATATCGTCCAGCACCCGAAGATCCGAAAAATCGTGAAGAAGCTGCGGTGCTCCAAGCTCGAAGCTATCGGTATGGTGGTTGTCTTATGGGCTTGGGGGATGCAGGACAATGCGGATGAACGCGGGAAGCTCGTAGAGGCCGAAGAATTCGACATCGAAGAGGTTTTCAACGGCTTATCCAAAATGTCAGAGGAACAGATCGTACAGGCTTTGATCGAGGCAGAATGGCTGGACATGGAAGATGGACACATTTTCATCCACGACTGGGCGGAATACCAGAAGCCTTGGTATAAGCTACAGAAGAAAAAGAGTAAGGACCTCGAACGGTACTACAGTAACAAGGATGATCCTTCTGATGACGAACCAGATGAAGGAGATCCTCCAAAACCTCCGGATGAAGGCGGAAAGAAGAAGACTCCGAAAGAGGTTCAGTATACCAAGAAGTTCAACCTGTTGTGGGACCAGTATCCGTATAAGCGTGGCTCGAAAGAAGCTGCGTTTCGGCAATATGTCGCCAGATACCGGGAAGGGTACACCTACGAACAGCTTTATGCCGCGACGGTTAATTACAGCAATGATGTTCAGCGAAAAGGAACGAAGCAGAGCTATGTGCTTCACGGTTCCACGTTCTTCGGTAGAGACCATCACTTCAAGGAGTACCTTCCGAAGGAGATGCTCGGCATCAAAGAACCTGTTGAAGAAAACAGGAACCCGTTCGCGGATGACATGGAGGATGAATAATGGGCAGCTTTGATGCATCTGGTTTCCTCAATCGGCTTGCCGACAAAGCGGAGTTCAATCAGAACATAACAGATAAAGACTATAAAGATGAAAACGGCCTGTGGATCTGCGGTGTTTGTGGGAAGCCGAAACAGACCTATCTGCCGGCGATCAATAGGGTTGTGGTCTGCTCCTGTGACTGCGTTATGGAGGCAGAGCGGAAAGAAGAGGAAAACCGGAAGAAGATGGAGCTCGAACTCCGCGTCAAGCGGCTCAGGGAAATCAGCCTCATGGATAAGCGATTCGAGAAGGCGACCTTCGAGCATTATGATGTCAACAAGAACAATGAGAAGATCCTGCTGAGCTGTAAGAAGTACGTCCAGAACTTCGATGAGAATGTTGAGGAGAACAAGGGACTCCTGTTCTGGGGAGATGTCGGAACCGGAAAAACTTGGACGGCTGCCTGCATCGCGAATGCACTCCTATCTCAGGGAGAACCGGTGATCATGACATCGTTTATCAAAATGATCGGCATGATACAGGACGGAACCGAGAGCGAAGCGGAGATTCTGCGCAGACTCAATAATGCCAGGCTGGTAGTTTTCGATGATCTTGGAGCGGAGCGCAGTACCGATTACGCTGTCGAGCGCGTGTATAACATCATAGACAGCCGGTATAGGGCTGAACTCCCCGTCATCGTTACGACAAACCTCACCATCAGCGAAATGCGTGCCGAAGCAGACAGAAGGTTCAAGAGAATCTACGACAGGCTCTTTGAGGTCTGTATCCCGGTTCAGTTCACAGGAAAGAGCCGCAGACGCCAAGAAGCCGGTCGCCGATTCGAGGAAATGGACAAAGAATTGAACGGTAGTCAGGAGGTAAAGTGATATGGGTGACAAGATCGGAGAATCCGGATATATCCGGGTAGCCGGAGAAGAAGACAGACTGGCGATACAGAGAATCGCCTTGAAGAATGGGTACACTGTATCAACGGCCAGACGGAAGAAAAATGGCAAGGCCTATGAGTATTTCGTTAAGTACGAGACCGTAGATCAGGATATCAAGGAGGAAGAGTCTTGAAGGTCAAGTTTATAGTTCCCGGTCCTCCAAGAGGTAAAGGGCGACCACGTTTCAGCAGAAATGGGCACACCTATACTCCGAAGGAGACGGAACAGTATGAGGCCAAAATCGCATATTGTTACCGCCAGCAATGCGGGAGAACCTTCTTTGAAAAAGACATCCCTCTTGATGTCCGGATATCCGCTTATTTCCCGATCCCGCAGAGTGCAAGCAAAAAGAGACAGCAGATGATGAGAGACCGCATCATCCGGCCAACGATCAAGCCCGATTCGGATAATATCGTCAAGTGTCTCGATGCGATAAACAAGGTGGCGTTCTATGATGACGCACAGATCGTCGATGTTCAGGTTCGGAAATTCTACAGCGATGATCCGCGCCTTGTGATTACCATTCAGGAGGCGGGTTGCCGATGAAGGAGACTCACTGGGAAGGCTATTACGAAGGGACTCACGAAATTACCTGTGATGGCTGTAAGCGAAAGCACATCCTCGTCCCGTTCCACAATGAAGACGAATACCGGGACTATGAACGGATTCGCCGAGCTCTGACAAAAGAAAAGTGGATTCACATGAAGATCCACGGCGTATGGAGTGACTTCCATTCAGAAACCTGCCGAGACAACTATATCAAGTCAAATACATAATGGAGGAATTTACCATGAACAAGATCAAAGAAGCAAAGATCGAAATCGAAGAGCCCATTTTCGAGCAGCTCCGTTCTGACATCAACGCCATGCTCCGCCGGACCATCGGCATGATGACCATGAAGAACACTGAGGATGCGGTCATCACGATCAAGATTCCGGTACACATCGAACGCCAGAACATCCCTGATGGCGGCATTTCCCGTGAAGCACCGGTTCCCAGCTTCAAGCACGAAATCAGCTCTGTGATGCAGGTCAAGGACAAGATGTCCGGCCAGACCAAAGGCGAATATGAGCTGGTATTCGACGAAGACGGAAACCCTATGTATCGCAATATCAATAACGGTCAGACCTCAATCTGGGATGACGACGGCCGGATTGATATTGAAGGTGACAGCTTTGCCGAGCAGGATGCCAGAAGCCTTGAAGCTCCTCCTGTTAGAGGTCTCCCGGCTGCGGCAACTGAGGAAGCTGAAGACGCAGATTTCGATGAGATCCCTGAGAATGTGGACGAGATCGATGAGGATGTGGATGAACTCCCGGCGGATGAGGAAAAGCCCTTCGACCGCCTGATGAAGTTCAAGGGCGAAGAACTCACTGCGGTGGAGGAAGACGGAGAATACAAGGTACTTTCTTCAGCCGGAGAGGTTATCATTTCGACCGCATTTGAAGACGGGAACCCGTTCAAGGTCGATCCGAAGAAGGTTAAGAACCACGTCGGCCACAAGCTGATCTGCACCGCGTTCCCTGAAGGCGAAGAAGGAATCGAGAGCATCGAGATCTGGTGTGACGAAGACGACTGCGGTGATTTCATCTTCGGAATCCAGAATCCTTATACCGGAGAATCCGATTACGAATACGACGAGCCGGAGAAGTAATCCGGTCCTTCCAGAAAAGGAGGTGGCATGATGGTATATGGAACTTGCATCCTCTGCGGCACCGAAGGGATGATGGAGCTCCATCATTAGGCTCGTTTTCAACGGACCTTTGAGGGACAAATCCACGGAGCTTGGATATCTCGTTCCATTATGCGGAGAATCATGCCACCGCCTCGGAAGGAAGGCAGTGCATCAATGTAGGGCGACGGCAGACAAACTCAAGGAGTATTTCCAAATGCGGTACATGATCGAATATCATGCAACCATCGAAGACTGCCGGAGAGTGTTCTACAAGAACTACGTCAGTGAATCGTATTATGAGGATGAAAGGGATTTTGATATGTATTTGAATATGGTTGCTGTTGGCGGAAGGCTCACCAAAGACCCTTGGCTTAATCAAACGAAGTCCGGAGAACCGGTCGCGCATTTCCGGATCGCGTGCAAGCGGAACAAGAACATCACGGATTTCTTCAACTGCGAAGCATGGGGGAGTGATGCCGAGTTCGTCATGAAGAACTTCACAAAGGGACGCTTCATACAGATCGGCGGTTACATCAAGCAGGACGACTTCCGGCAGGACGGCACTACGAATAACAATTAAGTTATTGTCGGCAAAAATTTCTACTTCTGGGGTGCCAGCGACTCCGAAGCGAAACCTGAGGCTGCGCAGGATGCGCCTCCGGCTGAGTCTGCGAATCAGTTTCAGACGGATGAGGAAGAAGATATTCCTGACAAAGAATTGCCTTTTTGATACCTGGATATTACCAATAACGCCATAAAGCCTTGTCAAATGGTAAAAAATAGGATAAGATTGGAGCGGTCAAATGCAAAAGACAAAGATTGAGTATTGCAACTATACTTGGTCCCCGGTAACGGGATGCTACCACGGATGCGAATACTGTTATGCCAAAAGAATTGCCCACCGGTTCTCCGGCTTTGAGCCGAGCGAGAACCCGTTCACTACCAAGTTCTACCCAGACCTGAATATCGCCGAGGTGAACAGCCTCCAATGCAGACAGAGGAAAGACGGCAAGATGGTTCCGGCCGCATTCCCGTACGGATTCATCCCGACGTTTCACCGGTATAAGCTTGATGAACCGGAGCTGGAGAAGAAGCCGCAGATCATCTTCGTGTGCAGCATGGGCGACCTGTTCGGCGACTTCATCCCCGATGAATGGATTGCTGAGGTTTTCAATTCATGCGACAAAGCCCCTTGGCACACGTATCTATTCCTCACCAAGAATCCGTCCAGATATCTGAAACTCGCTGAAGATGGCAAGCTGCCTGAGAAAGCAAATTTCTGGTATGGATCGACAATGGACACGACCAGCCGGCCGATCTATTACGCGCAGCAGTTCAATACCTTCATCAGCATGGAGCCGATCCTCCAGCCGTTCGTGGGGAAAACTGAAGCCGCAGAACTGGCAAAGATTCAGGACTGGATCGTCATGGGAGCCGAAACCGGAAACCGCAAAGGAAAGGTGGTTCCGGAAAAGAGCTGGGTCAGCGATGTCGTTGAGGCGTTTCAGGATGCCGGAAAGCCGGTGTTCATGAAGAACTCCATGAAGCCGATCTGGGGAGACGAGATTCTCACTCAGACTCCGTGGAATCGAGGCTGACATGGGCAAAAACGCTTATGCAAAGGCGCTCCGGGAACGGGAGGACATGCTGCGGAAAGCGGAGCATGATACATATGTCCAGTATATGCAGGATATCTTTTGCATTGTCCTGAATGACCAGAAGGTCACGGGAAAGAACGCTCTGGGCAGGGAACGGCTCACCGCAGTCTTGAAAGCGGTTGGCGAGACCTACGACAAGTTCTATGATGCTTTGCGACCATATGAGTGCGATGAAGCCGATTATTATCAGGTGAAAATGGACTCTATCCTGCAAAGGCTGTTTCAAGAAGACTTCTCTCCGTTTCCTGAGCGGTATCAATTTCTGATTAATCCGAGGTAATACGACAGAAGAGAAAGAAGGTGAGCTACTGAGGTATGCGTGACCTCCACACTACTGTGGAAGCTGTCAAAAAACGCCTTGAAGAATATCGATCAAATGAACGTGAGATCGAAAACCAAACAGAGCGATTGGAAAGACTCAAGACTAAAATAACAGATGTAGGTGCTCAGAACCTATCCGGCATGCCCCATTCGCCAAGCCCGTCCCATGACCGATACAGTGAGTATATCTATCGCAAAGAAGAGTTGGTAGCAGACATAGACGAAATGGTTACTCAGAATCGGAAGACCCGTACAGAGATAGAAGACATCCTCAAACACATCAGCAAGCCCGACGAAAGAGCGGTGATCAGATCCCGGTATATCGACGCTCAAGAATGGTGCGATGTGAATGACATGCTACACGGCGGAAAATATGACTTCCACGAAAAAGAAGAGAACTATTACCGCAGGATGATGTATATCCACAGCAACGCGATTTCCAGTATAGCGAACTATATTCTCGAATCTGGGAGCTCGTTTTGCGACGAGATTTAGGGAGGCTTCGGCCTCCCTATTTTTTATGCCGGAGGTGGCTTTTTCTGCGGGACAGTTCAATACTTCATTCATCTGAAACGAAGGGAAAAGAAGGTACAAGCATCCGATTCTTGTGGCGTCCAGATTTCCTCGAACAGGCGGCGCATTTCACATTGACAGGTAGGTAGGTTGTGTTAACGTAAAAGAAAAAGGCGGTCGTAATCATGGAAAAATCCCTCAATTCTTTTTATTTCAACTCTATTCCGGAACACATCCCGGAATCTATCAAATTCGCGGAAACCACGGATTACCCATTTTCTAAGCGGAGCCGGATGAAGGAGTATACCTCGAACATCCTCATTCCCTTCACTTTTTCCCGGAATGGAAAAACCGGATATTTCCCGAGATATTCCATCTACTACAATGACGGTAACCGGAGCTGGGGACTCTGGCGGAACTCCATGAACGGAGAAACCAAATGGGAAAAACCGCTGTGGTTTGGATCTTTCGAGGCGGCTCTCGATAAAGCGGAGGAGCTCTACTCCGGAGAAAATTTCGAGGGAGTGGATATTCGGATCGCGGAATTCGCTCAAATCACTTACACCAAGAAAATCCCCGGATCTGCGCATTTCAGGGAAACGGTGGAGGAGAGAAGAGAATACTTCGACACCACATCTTCTGAGGCGGAGGAGGAGATCCGGAAAAACTGGTACGGAATTCTGGCGGACCTCTAAATGAGGTCTCCAGAATTCATCAAGTCCAAGAATTTCTGAACAATCGGTGAAACTTTTTTCGCATTTCCAAGTTTTTACCCTTGACTTACCGGTTGGTTATGTTACGATGTAGATGCTGGTAAACAACTTAGAAGGAGGGCGCACAGATGCTCAGACAGATGATCAATCGCTTCAGCAAGCTCAGAAAAGATGTAGTTCGCTTTGTTAAGGAGTTCCGGATGGAGCCGTCCGAAATTGACATGATGCAGGACATCATGAAGATGCTTTCGGTAACCAACGCCATGCTTGGGCAGTGAATCAGAAAGGAGACAATGCAATGTTTGAACTTCACTATACTGGAATCGGATATCCCTCGAAGCAGGAGATCGACGCTGCTGCGAAGAAGAGAGGCTTCACGCACAGCTATTGGGCCAGCGAATTCGGATTCAAGGCGATGTACAACGGCGACACGGTGGTCGTGTTTACATCCACAGAAGGGATGAGCGATGCAATGCGGCAAGATGCCGAGAAATATGGCAAGCTCATTGCCTGATCCCCGAGAGAAGATCCGATGAAGAAGTTTCGTTTCGTGAAGATCGGCGAAGATGGAGGCCGGTATCACTTCTGGAAAGAATTTCCATCCGCATATCTGGCAGATCGATGGGCCAGCAGGACCCTCGTCAATGGGAAGATCAGTTTCACGGTCGTGTTTCAGGCCGGAGAAGAACTATAAGGAGGAGAAGAAATGTACAAATTCAAGTTTTTTGTTCACTGCAAGGGCTGGAAAGCCGGCGGCTATGAGAATGTCCACTTCGCTGAGACCCCGAAAGAAGCCAAGAAGACGGTCGCCCGGTGGAATGAGGAGGCCAAAGAACGCGCCAAGAGACTTGGTGAGGAAGTGGTTGATGGCCTCGTGGACCTTCTGGAGATTACCCCGATCACCGACGAGGAGTTCGTCGAAGACTACGTGTACGCCTGAGGAGGTGAATACCGAGATGGATATCAAATTCGTTTCAAGCCTGTCCGTCACAGAGCTGGAAGAACTGCCGAGCGGAGCGGTGCTGAGTTTCGGCACCGCAAACGCAGAGAAGGTCGGTTCCTTCTGGCTCTTCTCGAAATACGACTACACCGCCGAACAGCATCCTGCCGTTGTGAGCAAGGAGATGTACATGATCATCGATGAGTGGAAGAGCGAGCACGAAGGCCAGAACTTCTTCAGCCTCATCATTCCTCCAGAACAGGAGGAGATCGCGCAGGTCACTTGGCTTCAGGAGGATATCGCTATCGCTTTCGAGAACATGGATGTTGATATGACTCCTGATCGTTATTTCTACGTGAAGAACGTCGCCAAGAATGATCTTGAAGATGCTATGGTGGATGCTGGATGGGAGTTTCTGTATGGTGCTGTGATGAGATCTGCAAATACCATTGGTTGCCGCACATGGTCATCCTAAGCCGGATGGATTATCAATCATTCATCCGGCTTCAGGTCTTAGCTGGTACAAGCATTACGGGAGGGTGACATGAGATATAAGAATTCGGTCTGTTTCAAATGCGTTAAAAGGAGAATCGGCTGTCATGCAGCTTGCCCAGATTATTCTGCGGAGGTGGCTGAGGCAGAACGAGAAGTCAAAACGGCTCAGATGCAGAACGCCGCCACGCAACTGCTTGCGAAGAGAACCATCGCAGTTGAGGAGAAATACTCGAAATCCTCAGGTAAGCGCATCAAAATGCTTGATTGGAGGTAGAACATGAGCTCTCACATCGGAGGATGGAACAGAAACCATACGGTCTATACGCCGTATATGTACGATCCTGATTGCCATTGCTACTGGGACGCTCCGGGCGGACCAGATGACCCAGGACTGTACGGGGATGAAGATGAACCTGTGGAGGATGAAGATGAAGTATAGGGTCACATACAGCCTCGTCTTTGATGTTGAAGCAGAAAACGAAGAAGAGGCTCTCGACAAGGCCAATGCCATCGCTGACACGAGCGATGCGTACATCTATATAGAGGAGATGGTAGATCCATGAAAGACCGGTATCAGAACCGAGCCAAGCAGGCGGCGTATGAGAACGCCTATGACTGTTTCTACTTCGGAATGGGAAGCGCAGACTGGAATGACTGCGGCATCGATCCTGAACTGCGGCCAGAGGTCTGGAGGCTTGCTTTCTGGGATTGCGCAGAGCCGGACTATGAACACGGGGATATGAAGAATGACATATACGTGTTCTGGCCGCTGTACGCCTGAGCGTGATTCACATGAGCAGGAAAGAGATCATCTGGGCTGATTCACTCTGGACCACGTACAAAGGAGAAACCGGCTACTTTTATCTGAGATGGTACATCGAAGACGGGAAGATCTGGAGCGAAGACACTGAAAAGCTCAATGTCCGTATTCGTGATCGGTTCACCACGGATTATCAAAAGGAGAAAATGTACCAGTGGCTCCAGGATATTGGATACAGGCCGAAATCCTTCAATATGAGCAGTGATGTCATTAGCGGCTGGCTCCTGAAATGCGAAGGGCAAGACGTTTCGGCATTTGAAGACCTTGTTCGGGCAAAATGTAAAAAGCTTTGCCAGTTGAAAGCTCTGAGAAAGAAGCAAGAAGAGGCTTGGCAAAAGCTCTATGCAAAGTTCGACGGCCAGATTCTTGGCATCGACAGGTCCATAGATGTTTACAGGACCGGATTTTCGGTCAGAATCATCCTCAGGAGCGATATGACAACCGAAGAGAAAAGAACACTGCTTCGGGAAAACAGGCTGGATCTCGTCAAATGGGCAATTGGTGAAATCCAGACGACCAAGGACTTCAAGGAAAAGATCGGAGACATGTCGTTCTATCGGCCGGCAGAGATTATCATCCTCAAAATACCGGAGCTGGAGATGAAGTTTGAGATCAAGAATGCGGAGGTGTTTGAGCAAGCATGACGGCCTATGTTTTGATGGCGGTTACTACGCAGGAGGAATTCACGGAGCCAAGGTATTACGCTTCGGCTCAGGAACATGTCGATATCATCGGCATCTATATCAGCCGTGAGGCGGCAGAGAAAAAGAAGTTCGAGCTTCTGACCATTCCGAAGAATGAAGAAGATCCGCATATCGAATATCACATCATGGAAAAGGAGGTGGTATGACATGGTGGAGGAAATGCGGAAATTCCGGGAGCTTCTTAATGCTTCAGATATTCGGTGGGAGGATGACAGTTATCAGGTTGGAGAATACTCGATGACCGTCACCAGAGTGCGGATCGGCAGAAAAGCTTGGACTATCATCAATGGTTTCGGATCATTTGGTGGACTCAATCCAAGAACCGGCGTCAATCATGGGATGCTGGAGATCTGGGATGGAACCGTCAAGAACCAGCCAGAAGGGTGGCTGACAGCCGAACAGGCTATTCAGAAAATAAAAACTATTACGAACATGGAGGATTGAACATGGAAAACAGAAACGAACAGATTATTTGGCAGATCATCGACTGCCTGCCTGATACCCCGCCTTCAGAATATGATCTCGGAGCCATCTGGCAGAACGGAGATGAGATCCTTTGCAAAAACCAGGACACGATCCAAGTCATCGCATTTCTTTTTGAGTACATTCTTGACGGCTCGACGCTGAAGGCCAGAACCGGATATCACGATCCGAACGAGGATGCAAAGAACAATGAAATTGATGACTGCACTGGTTATCATTACGTCCGGCTGGTGTAAAGGAGGCTTGCCACATGGTTAAGAACGTCAATGTGTACGGTCTGGAGGAAAGCATCAGGGGAGCGAAGTTCCCGATGTCTACCGATGTCGATTCACTCAGCACTGAGCTGACAAAAGGCATCAAGGCTCTGGCTCAGAGTCCGAAAGGAGAAGGGCACGATAACTGGCTCAATGGTGTCATCGTCCAGTTCGACCTCACCGCCACAAACAAGTTCTGGGTGGAGATGGAGCGTTATCACTTCGTCGATTTTATTTCGTCCCAGTCCTCCATGCACAGGATCACGAAATTTGATCTGGACCATGCCTATGACTCGCATGTCGATCCGAGGATGGTCGCCATCATGAAGGAAAAGGTGAATACCTATAATGAGATCGTCGATCACGGCTCTGAAGAGATGAAGGGAGAACTGCCGGAACTTTATCTGGATATCCTGTATTCCAATCCTGCCGGATTCCGGCTCACAGCCCGGATGACCACGAATTATCGGCAGCTCAAGACGATCTACGCCCAGAGGAGAAACCATCGTCTCCCTGAGTGGCGCACGTTCTGCGAATGGATCAAGACCCTTCCACACTCTGAGCTGATCATCGGGGAAGGTGGAGAAGGATGAACGATACAGAGATCTACCAGAAGCTTCTGCAAATGGGGCTGACGGAGGAAGCCTACAGATTCGGTGAGTTGGCAAATGAAAGATATCCCGGAAACTGCGCGTTGTATATCCGGGATAAATTCAGCGGCTACCTCCATCGGATAGGAGATGACCAGCATGACGCCCTGTGGGTAGACGATTCCGGAACGGTTCATTACAGCAACCTCCAGAACGGTGACGGCTGCGACGCAAACAGCATCAATGACCCTCACGCCGGGTATGAATTCGTGCCAAGCGACTACGGCGTAATCAGAGATGAGGAGTTGGCTGAGAAATGGGAAAAGAGGGAGTACACATGGATCGAAACGTCTACATCGTTGTGAAGAGGTTTCCAAACCTTGCTCTCGTAAACGATGAACTCGATATCTATAACTGTGATGTCGGGGAGATCGCGGGAGTGTTTGCCAAGGAGGAAGACGCCCGGAAACTTCAGGAGGAACTCATCAATCAGAACGCTGCTGATGTCATGCATCTCGACTGCGATTCTATCGATGTGACCCTTGAAACATGGGCTGTCTCGTAAAGCTTGTACAGTTTTGAAGTAATTTCGACAAAATTAGACAAGGCTCAAGAAATTATCACAAATCTGGACAAACGTGAAGGAAAGTGTAGGAAACTTGACAGTTTATCATTGAATTGCAGAGTAAACGGTGGTATAAGTTAAACTGCCAAAATAAGAAAGGGCGGATGCAGAAGCACCCGTCCTTGATTTTTGCATAGATGGAGATCTTTTCCTTGACACCCCGGCAGGTTGTGTTATCGTATCGTTACAGATAACTCATCCAGAAGGAGGTGGTAACATGACAGAAGAAAGACTCAGAGAGATCGTCGATGATCTTATCGGCTTCATTGCGGATCGTTTCGAGATGGATGGCCTATTTGACATCGCCTATCATCTCGGCATTTCAACGGAGGAGCTCGATGAGCTCGGCTGGATCAGTCATGATGACGAAGAAGACTGATTGTGCTCCGTGATGTCTTTGCAAACGGAAATGATCTTCTGACCCAGTGTGTCGAACTTGTACACGGGGAATTCCTTCTGCACCACGTTCAGGCTGATGGATTTCTGATTCTCCCGCTTCGGATTATCATTAAAGTAATAGGCCGGAACGACGAAGAAGTCCCAAAGAGATAGGTCGAGTTCGCTGTCAGATCGGTTTTTCCCGGCGAATAGGCAGAAGACATACAGATCGCTGTTCCTCTGAAGCGGAGCTGCTTTCTTGATGTCTCCGCGCTCGTCTCTTATACGGGCCTTCTTGACACCGAACTCCAAGTTTCTGTCTTCTCTGGCGGTCTCACCGTCCCACTCTTGGTAATAGCCTACAGCTTTTACCTCGATACGGGCAGGAACCATCTTACCGTCCCTGAAGATCTCCGGACCTTCCAGATCATAAGGCTCCCAGCCGTTTCCGATCTCCTCGCGAGTCGGAACGGAAGCATAGTTCAGGGCGCACTTCACAATGAAGTCGGCAAAGGTCCCGCGCTGAGTGCTGTAGGTGATGTTGGAGTAGACCCACTTCCAGAAGTCGAGCATCGTAACCTCAATCCCAGCCGGAGCGTTTATCAATCTTTCCTCGCCTGTGAACATTCTCGCACCTCCATAAAAAATGTGGCCCCTTGCGGAGCCACACGTAAAAACGCAAGCTCCAATGTCGCCAAACATTCCAACCGTATCTTGCTTAGGGCAATACGAGTCAGTAGGAGCTCGTGTCTTTACCGGAGTAAACCCGCGCCCCTTGCAAGATACATATTCGGCTGAATGTTTGGCAAGGGATATCTTATCATACGAAAAGTAGTATTTCAAGACAAAACGTATAATTGTAATCCCATGACACGCTACAGAAAGGCGTGTCTATTTGTTTTGGAGGGAATCATGGAAAAGCGCATTGAAGTAGTAGAGATGCGAGCCGGAGACATCAAGACAGGATTCGGCAACCCAAGGAAGATTACCAAAAAGAAGCTCGAAGAGCTGAAGCGGAGTCTCCTGACCTTCAAAGATTTCGGCATCTTCATCATAGATGAGAATGATGATATCATCGCCGGAAACCAGCGGCTCAAGGCGATGAAGGAGATCGATCCTGATCAGAAGCTCCTGTGCAAGAGGCTCATCGGGTATTCGGAAGCTGAAAAGAGAGCGATCAATATCAAGGACAATACCCACGCCGGTGAATTCGATCTCGACATGCTGGCTGACTGGACTGCCGATCTGACGGTGGATCTCGGAATCGAAAATGTCGCCAAGAAAGAGATGGAAGACCGGACGATCCCGGAGATGGAGCTTATCCATTACGAGAAATACGACTATGTGATGATCGTCTGCCGGAATGAGCTGGACTATAACAACCTTGTCCGTGCCCTCGGAATTGAAGGTGCGAAGGTTGGAATCGCCAAGAGAAAGATCAAGGCTCGGGCGGTATGGTACGATCAGATGAAGGCGAACATCGTTCCGAAGGAGACGCTATGAGGCTTGAGAAGAATAATCGTCTCGTAATCCTCGGAGCCGGTCAGCAGGGACGGGTTTGCAAGGTCGTTGCAGAAGACAACGGCTATAAGGTCGTCGCTTTCGTCGATGATTTCAAAACCGGAGAGGTGGAAGGCGTTCCTGTCTACAGCTCCGTCGAGGATATAGAAGATTTCCAAAACCTGAGATACATCGCCGCAATTGGAAATGTTGGACCAAGAAAGCGACTGAGGTATGTTCTGACCAAGTACAAGCTCCGGACGGTGAATCTGATCGATAAGCACGCGATCATTGAGCCGGGGGCGAAGATCGGCAACGGAAACTTCATTGGAAAGAACGCGATCATCTACGCATCCGCCAAGATCGGCAGTGATAACATTATCAATTGCAAGGCGGTCATCGCCACCGACGCGGTTGTCGGAGATAACTGCAATGTATCTCTGGGCTGTAACATCTGCGGCGGCGTTCATGTCGGAGACAACTGCTACATAGGCTGCCAGGCGTCCGTTGTGAGCGGTGTCAAGATCGGAAACGGCGCGACCATTGGAGCCGGAGCTGTTGTCCTTCATGATGTGGAGGACGGAAGCTTCGTCGCCGGAGTGCCGGCTGTCAAGAGGCAGAGGTCGCAGAAATGAAGACGCTTGTAATTGCCCCTCACCCGGACGATGAGATACTTGGCTGCGGCGGGACAATTGCCAAGCGCATCAGAGAAGGCCGGGAGGTCTGGGTGTGCGTTGTTACCGAAGGCTGCGAACCGATGTACTCCTCGGAGTTTATCAAACAGGAAGAGCAGGAGATGCAGAAGGCTCACAAGGAGCTCGGTGTTCAGCATACCATCCACCTCAAACTTCCTTCCGCAATGCTTGACACCATGCCAAGGCACGAGATCAATGAAGGCATCTCGGCCATTGTAGACATGGTGAAGCCGGACGAGGTTTTTATCCCGCATCATGGAGACATCCACTTCGATCATCAGATCGTTTCGGAAGCCGCACTCGTTGCGGTCAGGCCGAAGGCGGATCATCTGATCAGGCGCGTTCTGGCCTATGAAGTCCTTTCGGAAACAGACTGGAATGTGCTCACAGGGCACAACGCATTCATCCCTACGGCCTATGAAGACATCACGGGATATCTGAAGATCAAGAAGAAGGCAATGGAACATTACCATTCACAGTTAAAGCCGTTCCCTTCGGCAAGGTCTCTTGATGCGATTCATGCTCTTGCTCTCCACCGGGGAGCGGTGGTAGGAGTAAAGGCGGCAGAGGCTTTTGAAGTCATCCGGGAGGTGCTGGCATGATACTGACATCTCACCAGCCGAACTTCCTGCCATATCTCGGAGTGTTCTACAAGGCGTACCGGAGCGACATCTTCGTCCTGTCGGATGATGTGCAGTTCTCGAAGAAGGGGATGCATAACTGGAATTACATCCGGACGAAGGAAGGTCAGCACAAGATCACCGTCCCCGTGATCGCTCACCACGACACTCCGCTGCGCGACATCCTTATCTCGGAACCGGAGAATTCTCTGCCACGGATTATCAAAACCATCAGGGAGACGTATTCCAGAACAGCCCACTATGAAGAAGGGGCGAAGTTGCTGGAAATGATGGAGAAGATGATCAAGCCGAATCTGAGGCTGGTGGAGATGAACCGGTTCCTTATTCTGTTCATCCTCCATCAGTTCGGTATGTACCAAAAGGTGCTGATGGCTACCAAGGACCTCGGCATTCAAGGGCACAAGGATGATCGGATCTTTCAGATGTGCCATGAGACAATGGCGAATGTGTACTACAGTGGCACCGGCGCGAAGGTGTACCACGATGAAGAAAGATACCGCACCGAAGGAATAGAGCTGGTGTATTCCGATTACAAGCCTGTCGAATACCGTCAGAAATACTCGCCGTTCCTTCAGAATATGAGCGTTATCGACTATATCTTCAATGAAGGATATAGCATTCCGGAGGAATGGAAATGAATACTGCTGGAAACTTCGGGATATACATCCCAAGCTATAAACGGTCGGCGACGATCACGACTCACAAGCTTCTGGAATACTACAAGGTAGTCGTCCGAAAGTCTGAGGAAGAGGCGTATCTGGAGAAGATCCCTCGTGAAAACCTCATCGCGGTTCCTGACGGGGAGATCGACAACATTATCAAAGTGGTAAACTGGATTGTCGATAACTCGGAGGAGCCGGTCATTGCCATGATCGACGATGATATGAAGGACCTGATCTACCGGATGGACTACAATGAGAAGATCACCGATCCGGAGGTTTGCACCTCGGAGATCGAGAGGATCGCACAGCTCATGGTGGACCTCGATATAGGCTATGCGGCGGTGGATGCTTCCATCGCCCCGTGGAACTATACTCAGGAATTCATGTTCACCGGTACGTCCGGAGGTCTGAGGTGGTTCAACAAGAAGAAGTACAAGGCCCGATTCGATGAAAAGGTCGGGTACTGCTGTGATACCGACGCGGTGTTTCAGGAGCTTCTGAAGAATCGAATCATCCTCAAGCCGAAGTATTTTTGTTCTCACGGTGCGACCGACACCAATGCCGGCGGCAATTCTCAAAAGAGCCGGAATGACATGATCGCCAGCTTCGAGCTGATGAAAAACAAGTGGGGCAGATATTTCGACTATGACCTGAAGAACAATAAGATTTATATTCGCGTGCCCAGATAAATTCCTTGACTAGGTGGTTGGTTGTGTTATCGTATAGTCACAAAAAACCATGAAGGAGGTCAGAATTTATCCATGGCGTATAGCAATCCCACGACGAAGAGCGGACACAACATGTTCGACATGGCAAGTCTGTTGCAGAAGGCAATCCGAAGAGGAGATGCAGAAAGGGCTGGTTTCGCGGCTTACGAACTATTCGGCGGCTACGATTCCTTCCTCTGGAAGCGTCTCTTTGTCGTTTCGGCAGAAGACTGCTGGGGCGTCCTGACGAAGGAGATCGCAGATCTTCACAGGAAGCATCTGGCGTTCAATGCTGAAAAGAAAGGATACTGGAAAGACCCGACGTTCGTGTCTGAGGCTGTAGATCTATTGTGCAAGGCGAAGAAGAGCAGAGATGCTTGTTACTTCGCCTGTAACTTTATTCTCAGCAATAATCAGGGCACGGACATGGGAAACGACGATGATCTTGTCGATGATGTTGCCGATGCTCTGAATGATGACCGGCAGATGAACATGCTCGGAAGAGCGGTTCCGACTGCCAAGGAGTATCTCGCTACCAACCTCATCAAGGCTATTATGTCCTGCGATATGGAGAATGCAGGGGCGAAGACCCGTGAGCTGATGAATCTCGATATGGCGTATATGTGGAAAGCCTTCGGGTATGCAGCATCGGCTATTGCGGATCTGAAGCTTCTGAATGAACTCGCAGCCCTGAAAGCCGCAGATGAGAAGGTCAATGCCAAGAAGAAACCGGAAGAGAGAGATCCGATCTTCATTGCCAAGGCGATCATGAACATGATGTATTATCAATGCGGCTTATATGACAGTGTGCTGTCTGAGCCGTCGATGGATTACGTCAATGTCCTCGACTGGAGCGGAAGAGAATCCGTCAGCATTGCGGAGTGCAGGCTTCCGGGCGGAGTGATTCCAGAGTATGTCTTCGATGTCCACACGATCAAAGGCAAGAAGGCCGGTAAGACAGACTGGGGAATGAACCTCGTCGAGAATGATGCGCTCAATCCATTCCAGAAAGCGTTCTTTGAGGAGGGGAGCTGGGAACTCCGGTATGACTATAAGCACGAACACGGTCTCTGTACGGAGAAGGAGTGGCAGATGAGTCTGGAATACCGGAAGGATCACGAAGCAAACCCGGCCAAGAGGATTCTCAATCATGCCTGAGAAGAAGACAGATAAGGTCCGGAGACTGGTGGCGGCTGGTGATTACAAGGCGGCTCTGCGAATCGCCTCTGATTTCAAGCTTGCCATCGATCCTGAAGACCACAAGATCATGAAGCGCGGGTACGAGGCAATGGTCTGGCCCGATTTCTATAGTAGCATCTGCTCAAATGTTCCGGAAATCATCAGGCAAGCTCAGGAAACTGTGCAAAGGCTGTACGGGACATAAATTATCATCCAAAAGCAAAGAAGCCATACAAGGCAGTTCTGAGGATTCTCGGAGCTGCCTTTTCTTATAGAAAATGGAGGGAAATCATGGCGCGAAACCCGAAACAGGACGCCAATCTGAAACCGATCAAAAAAGGACAGCTTAGCAGTGAGGAGGCAAAGAAGCGCGGTGCCGCCGGAGCGAAGAAATCCGCAGAGACGCGCCGAGCCAAAAGAGACCAGCGTCAGGCCGCGAACTACATCCTCAATCTTGTTGCAAAAGGCGTTCCTCTGGAACAGGTTTTGTCTCTCGGCGGAGAAGAAAAAGACGGCATCACGAATCAGGAAGTCCTTTATGCTCGCCTCTATACGATGGCCTATGCCGGGAACATGGATGCTTTCGACAGGCTCATGAAGGCCGCTGGCAAAGATGTGGTCGAGAACCGCCTGGAGCGTGAATCTATCAATGCTGATCGTCGCCGCGACATCGATACCAAGTTCAAGATGGACACGATGGCTGCCAGAGCAATCGATTCCGCGAATGTGGCGGTCAACTTCGGAGATGAAGACGGCCACACGGATGTCGTTATCTATCTCCCGCAGGTGGAGAAAGAAGAGGATCTGGAGGTTCCGGAAGAGGACCCCGAAGATACGAAAGGGCAAGAGAGCGGCGGAGATAAGGAATAAGCCGCGCTTTCTATTTGAAAGTGAGGTGATGCCCAGTGACGCAGATCTTAAAGCCCCAAGAAGGGCCTCAGACCTCGTTCATTTAGAAAATCAGCAGCCCAGCATCAATTGTCATCTACGGCGGTTCGGCCGGAGGAGGAAAGGCTCAGCCGGAAGATGAACCGGTATTGACCCCGGATGGATTCGTACCTATGGGGAAAATGAAAATAGGTACAGAAGTGACGACTCCAAACGGAGGAACTGCCAAAGTGGTGCAGATCCATCCGCAGGGAGTCGTTCCTGTATATAAGATCACATTCGTCGATGGAGCCGAAACCAGATGCACCGAAGAGCACGTCTGGAATGTCTGGAAGGCTCGTCAGAGCAAGCACTGGGAGACTAAGACAACCGGCGAGATGATCCGCATCCTGAAGGAGACGAAGTACAACCTTCTCGTTCCGCTGTCTGAACCCGTGAGCTTTCGCCGCGACTATGAACTGCCGATCAAGCCGTATACCTTCGGTGCGCTCATTGGAGATGGAAGCCTCACGAGCGATGTGATTACCATTACGAAGCCGGACCCGGAACTGTTCGAGAACATCCGCAATGAAGGATATCTCCTGAAGCAGTATAAGACCGGGCAGTATCATCCGACGCCATGCTTCGCATTCAAAAATTTCAAGGCTGAGAAGCGGTGGCTGAAGGAACACGGCTTGCTCTGCCGGAGCGATCAGAAGCATATTCCGGAGCTGTACAAGTACACCTCCATCGAAGATCGGCTCCAGCTCATTCGCGGCCTCTTGGATACTGACGGTTATGCCGATAGCCGAGGCCATGTCGTATATACCTCCACATCACGGCGGCTGGCCGAAGATGTCCAGTGGATCATCCGGTCTCTGGGCGGAAAGGCTACGATCACGGAGAAGGAGAATCACTATACCGCCAAAGGCCAAAGGTTCCCGGCAAGGAATTCCTTCGATGTCTATATCCAGACCGTCGATAACGCCAACCTGTTCTCCCTGCCAAGAAAGAAGGAAAGATGTGAAGGGAAGCGGTTCAATGGAGGAGTATCCGACCTCAAGCGGAGAATCGTATCCATCGAACCAGACGGATTCGCAAGATGCCAGTGCATAACACTGGACTCCGCCGAAGGGCTTTATCTGACGCGCGACTTCATCGTCACGCACAACAGTGCCGGCCTGCTCCTGACTCCGATGCGGTTCAAAAATGTACCCGGCTTCGGTTGCACGATATTCCGTAAGAACTTCAAGCAGATCTTCAATGTTGGAGGACTCTGGGACGAGAGCGTGAAGTTCTACGGCGGCATCGCCGGTGCAGAGCCGAAATGGTCTCGTGGTGAATGGTGGTTCCGGGATAAAGAAGGCAAGCTGATTTCCAAAATCACGTTTGCCCACATCGACCGCGATGACGACCTTCTGAGCTTCCAAGGCTCTCAGATCTGCGAAATCGGCTTCGACGAGCTGACTCACTTCACGGAGCATCAGTTCTTTTATATGCTCTCTCGTAACCGTTCCACTTGCGGCGTAAAGCCCTTCATCCGGGCGACCTGTAACCCTGATGCTGATAGCTGGGTTGCCAAGTTCATCTCATGGTGGATAGATCCGGATACCGGCTACGCCATTCCTGAGCGGAGCGGAAAGATTCGCTATTTCGTTCGGAGAGACGGTATCATTTACTGGGCGAACAAGAAGGAAACGCTCTGGGAGCAGTTCAACCTCAAGACTCCGGAGGAAAGAGAAGAGCCGAGATCCGTCACGTTCATCATGTCGAGCGTGTACGATAACAAGATTCTGCTTTCGATTAACCCTCAGTACCTCGCCAACTTGAAGGCTTTGCCAGAGGTTGAACGCGAACGGCTCTTGAGTGGTAACTGGAAGATCAAACCCGCCGCTGGCTTGTACTTCAAAAAAGTCGATGTCGGCGAATTCCTTCAGGTCGTTCCTGATGACGTGCTCTGGTGGGTACGGTGTTGGGACTTGGCCGCCACCGAGAAAGACGAAAACGGCGATGCGGCATATACAGCCGGTGTCCTGATCGGCAAAAGGAAGAATGGTCGATACATTATCGCAGATGTCATAAACAGGCAGTTGAATGCTGACAATGTAAGGAAGACAATCCTCCACACAGCTCAGCAGGACAAGGCACGGTATAAGATGGTGTCGATCCGGCTCCCGAAGGACCCCGGACAGGCAGGGAAAGCCCAAGCTGAATCGTATATCAAACTGCTTTCCGGATACCCGGTCAAGGCCGTCGCTGAAACCGGCTCCAAGGAAGCCAGGGCGGCTCCGTTCGCCGCACAGTGGCAGGCTGGTAATGTCGATCTGGTGGTTGGAGACTGGAATGAAGCCTATCTGACCCAGCTTGAAAACTTTCCTGAAGGGAAATGGAAGGATATGGTTGATGCCTCGTCAAACGGATTCGATGAGATCGAGAACAAGAGCCACTTCAATATCTACTCGATGATCTGATTCGGAGGTGTCCATTCCTACGGACTCGGGCATACATTCCTTCATTCCAGATACAGGGAACAGCTGGTAACAGCATCTTTCTTTGCAAACGTCCTGCAAAATAGTTACCAGACGGTAAATTTTTATTGACAGGTCGGTAGGTTATGGTATCGTAACGTCACAGAAAACTATGACTGGAGGCGTTATGATGACCACATTCAACTTCTCTGACAAGCTTGCTCTGGAGAAGGCGATCTCTGGTGCGAAGACCGAAGCGGCTATCGAGGCTGCGCTCAGCAAGGCTGGCTTCTGCTTTGAGAACGTCAGCTCCGAATTTGGATATCCGAACTTCAGAATGGAGACGGCAGACGGTTACGTCCGGATCTACCGCAACTCCAGAAAGGAGATCCGGATTCAAGAGTGGAAGCGAGACATCGACGTTCCTGTCGCTCCGGCCGAGGAAATGGAGTGGGTGAAGGCTCAGGCGATGAAACTCGTCAAGCTGTATGCCAAGAACCATGAGGTGCCGAACTTCGATGATCTCAGCGACTATGATCGCTACCTGTACGTCGCATGGAGAACCGCGCACTACTTCAGCTCGCTCGGCATCTACTCTTGGACTGAGTGCTGGAGCAGAGCTATCGACAATGCTCAGGCTCACCGGGAGCGCGGCTTCGATGCCTTCCTGAACAAGTTCGATCACCTTGACACTTGGCAGGAGCAGATCGATTATATCAAGCAATGCTGTGGCGTGACAGGTCGGACAGCAAGTCCGAAACCCGCATAAGCCGAAAGGCCCTGACACAGCATTCGTGCCAAGCCGCCCCGAATCAGCTCACTGAACTGACAAGGGACGGCAGGGCGTTTTATCACTTTAGGTTGGCCTCCGGACTTCCGGGGGCTTCTTCATTGATGAACAAGAAGGAGAGGCGAAAGAACAGGATGGATGATAAAAAGGCTCAGCTTGAGCGGATCGCGAAATACAATCACCTGCTTCAGTCGCAGACTGGCCGCGCTGTTCGGCCATTCCGAGCAGACGGTTATGTGAACTTCTTGAATAAATTTGGCACGAGCAGGGATAGCTCCGAAGCCTATCAGTTCATACCTGAGCCGGATGTAACCGATGACTATCTCGCCAGCTTCTATGAAAGCGGCGGACTGTTTGCCAAGATCATAGATTCCCCGGCAGAGGAGGCTGTGAAACACGGCTTTGAATTGAAAGATCTGTCTGACAAAAAGACAGAAAAGTTCTACAAGGCTGGTCTGGAAGAACTCGACTGGAGTACCGTGTTTGAGCAGGGAATCAAATGGCAGAGACTCTTCGGTGGCGCAATCGCCGTTATGCTGATCAACGACGGCCGTGGAGTGGACGAGCCTCTGGACTGGAGACACATCAAGTCCATTGACGACCTGCGGGTGTATGAGAGATCGGTTGTCGAACCAGACTATACCTCGATGTACCGGTACAACTCGCAGAGTCCGTTCGGCACAAGAGGCAGCCGCCTTGGTGCTCCCGAATTCTATCACGTATACAGTAAGTACGGCAGCTTCACGGTCCATGAGAGCCGCGTTCTGGAGTTCAAGAACGGGACTCTGCCGGAGAATACGCCGAATGTGAGATATGAACTCTGGGGACTCCCGGAGTATGTCCGCATCAATAAGGCGATCCGGGACGTTGAGGTCTCTCACGGCATGGCTCCGAAGCTTCTGGAGCGTGCCATTCAGGCTGTCTACAAGATGAAGAACCTGTCCGAACTTCTGTCTTATGAAGAAGGCGAGGATGTCGTCCTCCGCCGCGCACAGGTTGTCGATATAGCTCGTGGCCTTCTCAATACGCTCATGATCGATGCGGACGGAGAAGATTACAGCTTCCAGTCCTTCACCTTCACCGGCGTCCGGGAGATCATCGAGATCACCTGTAACATGCTGTCTGCTCTGACGAATATCCCGCAGACGATCCTGTTCGGCTTCCAGCCACAGAGCATGTCCGGTAATGACGGCGCGTCCATCGAGACTTGGTACAGCTACGTACAGCGGATTCAGGAGAAATCCATGAAGAGCAATCTTCGGTATCTGCTGTCCGTCCTCTTCAGGGCTGGCGTCCGCACCGGCGAGATCGACGAGATCCCGAACATTGACATAGAATTCAATCCGCTGAAGGTCAACAGCGAACCTGAACAGCTCGACATCGACCTGACCAAGGCTCAGATTGAGCTGACAAGGGCTCAGACCGCCAGCGCATACATCGATATGCAGGTGCTCGATACCACTGAGGTCCGGAAGAGCATTGCAAAGAGCGACGAGTTCGACATCGAAGAGATCCTCGATGATTACGATGACGAACAGCTCTTTGAAAACGATCCGTCTCAGAAACAGCCGGAGGGCGGTGCTCCAATGCCGGGCATGGAAGGACAGACTCCCGCAATGCCGATGGCTCCGGGTGGTGCTCCAGCCGAAGAGGCTCCGGCTCAGCCGAATCTGCCTCCCGAAGAGAGAGACACCGATCCCGGAACTGAAGGATCTGCGGCTCCGAATGCTCCTGCTGCGACGAAGCTTCCTCAGGATATGTCCGAAGAGGAACTCGAAACCGCAGAAAAGGTCAATGATGAACCGGACAAGAAAGATGAAGAGACAACCGATGCCCAGCTCAAAGGAGTCGGAGTCATCGTTTTCCAAAACGGCAAAATCCTGACAGGTACGCGGCTCCATGACACCGGGCACGGTTTGCTCTGTGGACCGGGTGGTCATATTGAACAGGGCGAAACCTCCAAAGAGGCCGCTATCCGCGAGACGGAAGAGGAGTTCGGTATCAAGCCGACAAAGATCGTCAGCCTTGGCTTCGGCCCTGTGGAACCGGAGAACAACTCGTATCCGGAGATCTTCCTCTGCACAGAATATGAAGGTGAGGTCAAGTGCGACGAAGACGAAATGACCGATCCTCAGTTCCTCAGCCTTGATGAGATCGCCGAATACAGCAATCAGCTCTTCCAGCCGTTTATGGACGGCATCGGCGTTCTCCTGAAGGTCCTCGAAGAAAATGATCAGGAAAACACGGACGCAGAAGAAAAACCTTCCGCCGAATCCGAAAAACCTCTTGACTTTAAGTCGGTATGTGATATCGTAACGCTACGGGATTTCATCATGCAGTTTGCCCCGGAGAATGAAGATGGTGCTCCTGAAGGCAACAAGAACGCTGCCGGACCGCACAACATGAAAAAGAAGGCTTCTCCTGAACAGCTCAAGCGATACAAGAGCGGCATCATCGGAAAAAAGACCAGTGCCGGAAAGCAGGTCAAGAGCGTTCGAGATCATGCTGTAGATCAGGCGGTAGAACGGAGCATCCGGATAGAGAGCATAAACGAGGCGCTCAAAAAAGGAAAGACTCGGCCTGGCAACAAGCCGAATCGGACTGTTTATGAGTACAATGATACCCATGTCGTTTATGATGATCTGAAAAACGAAGTGGTGACCGTCATCTACAAGGGAAACCACAAGAAGCGTAACAACAGACGCAAATGAAGGAGAAATGTCATGCAGCTCGAATTGATGAAAGACAAGCATCGGAAATTCCTCAAGGACAAGTTCGACCTTACCGAAGAGCAGTTCATTGCGGTCTGCGATGAAGATGGAGATGCATTCGATAAGCTCTTCGATGACCTCACTTGGCTGGAGTGCGATGCGGCTGATGAGTTTCAGGAAACCGGCGAATACTCTGAAGAAGGGCAATGCGCCATCGATCTTATCGACATCATCTGCGGTCCCTACGATGAGCATGAAGAAGAATTCGAGCAATCTATGGCGGAGCTTTGAGACAAGATAAAGAAAAACCAACCTCAAGCAGGATGGCTGCGGCCGCCCTGCTTTTTTCATACCCTGAATCAAGGAGATGCTTATGGAAGAGCTCTATGGAGTCATCGAAGAAAAGCTGAATATAGATCAGGAGACATTCGATAAGATCATCTCCGATGAGAGCGCCAAGCAGGAGATCTGCGGGGCGCTTTTGTTTTGCCTCGAAAACGTGCCGGAGATGGCAGATATTGCCTCTGCAACCCTCCAGTACATTGCCGATACTGAAACCAATGCCGACGGCGGACCCGGCAGTGGCAACTTTGGTCACAAGGGTGTAGAGGGTCAGGTCGGAGGCAGTGCTCCGGCGGACTCCAAAACAGCCGCAAAATCTTCTGGCAAGTCCGTCAAGGACTTCCTTCCTGAAAAATCATACACGGATACCCCCGAACACAAAAAGCTCGCAAAAGCGAATTCTGAGGCTTCCAGAAAGAAGCAAGAAGCCTTCTCGGAGAAGTCCAAACTCGAAAAGGAGCTCCGGAAAGAGTCTGAACCATATGACCTCAATGAAGAGGATTTTGAGAACTGGACGGATGAGGAGTTCATGGCCTTCGCCAAGGGAACAAAGCCAAGGCGACCGACGGAGCGCGGAAAAGAGATCAAGAAGAAGATCGAAGATCTCGAAAAGGTCTATGAGGAGCAATCTGCCATCGAATCGGACACGGATGCACAGCTCCGTATCCTGAAGCAGGAGGCTTCCGTCTCTCAGATGGAGGAATACTGCCTCAGAAACCAGAAAGATCCGGAACCAAAGAAGGCCGAAAGAGACAGCTATGAAGGCTTCACTCTGGAGACCACCGGAACCTCGTTCGGTGATGAATACCTCGAAAGCGGCAAGGGATATATCGCCGAGATGTCTCCGAAGGAGTATCTGGAGCGGTGCGCCTTTGAGATCTTCCCTAACGGCACGATGGAGTCAACTCTGTACGGCGCAATGGATGAGGCTCAATTACAATGACCACGGGCAGGAAGGCCGGCACAGGGCTATGGCCGCATATCTGAACGGCATTGACAAGATGCCGGTTCTCATTATCGGAAATCCGCCAAGACAGCAGGATCTCCGCGAAATATACCGCAATAGATCTGAAAAGCTCAAGGAGCTGAAGGCTGAAAGGGAGAAGAAACACGAAGAATCTGGCGGTGACTTTGAACTCCCGGATGACCTTCTGATCGAAGACATTGATCTGGACAGCATCGAACCTCAGCGCGATCACTTCGACTGCGATAAGGACTATCGCCGCGCGATGGTTGCATATAAGAAGCGGAGTGATGGAGGCCCCGGCTCAGGGAACTTCAATCATGAAGGACGCCCCGGTGAGGTCGTAGGCTCCGGCCCCGCTGATGGATCTCCTGCCGATCAGGAGAGCGCAAAGGCTCAAGGCCGCGCTTTCGCCAAGATGACGAAACGCCGCGCCAATGACATGATCGGCGAAATTGCCGATGGCGAAGGAAGTTACGATGAGAAGGCCAAGAAGATCAAAGAGATTCTGAAGGACCTTCCAATCGGCTCGAAGATCCAGACTCCGGGATTCTGGAACGATGACGGAAAGCCTGACACTCTCATTTGGGACGGCAGTTCTTGGGCAACAAAGAAAGACTGGGAGCACGGCGGGTGGAGCTGCGACAATGATACTCTCATAAGCTACTGGCTCGATGACGATAAGGAAAATCGGCCAACTGTCACTTCCGTTGCCATGACAAAAGAAGCCTATCAGGCCGCACTGGATCGTCAGGATAAGGCAAACTGGCGGAGACAGGCTCAGGTCTGGAAGGACGGACGCTCATTCGGAGCCAAGATGACCATCAAGCTCCGGAAAAACGATCTGGAGAACTGCGGCGATGGTTTCCAAATCACCGGTTCTGATGGACAGCTGTACGAAAAACACGACGACGACTGGACCAATGTGGAAACCGGCGAGATTGCTGATAAGCGGGTGCTCAAGTCTCCGACATTCACCGGAGACTTCTTTGCGGTCAACTTCGGTATGAACGGCGTTTCTGCTGAAGAGTGCCGGAAAATGTCCGACGTATATGACGGAATGGATGAGAAGGTTCAGGCCAGATACGAGCAAATCTTCCGCAATGCAGAATTCGTCCCGTCCCTGTCTGGCGGCGCGTACTTTATGAATGGCCGGATTCACTTCACGAAGCAGTCAGATGTGGACACGATCCTCCATGAATGCGCTCATGCATTCGATGAAGGAACCATCGACAAAGAAGTGGAATACGCCTTTGGCGGCAAACTCCATGCCACAAGTGCTTCCGGGTACTTGGATATGGTGGCTAATCCAGCTAAATTCAGAGCTGAAGACTTCGAGGCAATGGCAAAGGTCGTCGGA